TGTTTTTTTTGAATTAGTTTGTAATTCCATACATAATATATTATGCAATTCCAATTATTATTTTCAAACGGCGAATATGTAAATCTTGCCATAGATGATAATCCAATCGGGCTAGCATATCAAAAAATCTATAAACATTTATCTCGGGTGCCCATACCATTCAAACCCTGGGACAACCCTTACTATTTCAAACACTGTAGCCAAGCTGAATTGACTAGAGATCTTAAAACTTTCGCGTCGCGGGTGTCGGTTGAGATTGACGAATCAAAATGCCTGGCGCAAGATTCTGAATATCTAAACTATCTTCACAAAATCTATGAAGAAGGATATAATGGAGACCCTGCCTGGTTAGACTTTCACGAACATATACATCTGTGTGATTCTTATCAGCCTGATATAATGTCTTTAATTTTAGACTATAGAGAAAAATCTGGGTTACTTGAACAAAAAATGAACCCGGATTGGTTTGATCTAGTCACCACAAAAATAAAGGCCGGAGATGTATATGTGGCCTGGGCAGAGCTAGGTAAAACGCCCTGGTCTTATTGGCAAACACTAGAACCCAATGACATTAAAAGAATATGTGAACTGGCCAAACCGTGGTTGATATTGCGTCCAAAAATTTATATAGCACTGGAAGATATGGATGTGTTGGGAAAGGGTTCTATTGAAGAATTCTACAGTTGGTGGAGTCAGTATCGGTCAGAATGGGAAAAATATCACAACATATCAAATTGGACTTTGGAAAAAATGACCGGGGTTTTAAAATTTGGCACCACTGTTGATTATAAAAAAATATCGGATAATCTTTTAAACAAGCATTATCCAGTTAAAATAAACTGTGTAAACTAATCATATCAAAATACTTGCATATGCTCGTCAAGATCGTGTATAATTAAAAGGTGAGAACAGCCACAATCATAATCCGAGACGAAGTGAACATCAAGATCGAAGGACTTGAACTTGATGCTCGTCGTGCCTTGGTCACAGCATTCAAATACGATGTTCCGGGTGCCAGATACCTGCCGGCAGTTCGTCTTGGACGCTGGGACGGCAAGGTATCATACTTCCAACTGGGTGGCAGCACCTATGTAAACCTATTACCAGAGATCATTCCTATTCTGGAAAAGTTCAACTATGACATTGACCTAGATGATCAGCGTGATTATTCGGTTAATTTTACATTTGAACCAGTGACCGAATCAACGTTCAATCATATTAACTGGCCCAAAGGACATCCAATGGAAGGGCAACCAATGCAGTTGCGTGACTATCAAGTTGAAATCATCAATAATTTCTTAAAAAATCCGCAATGTATCCAAGAAATTGCCACAGGTGCAGGCAAGACAGTTATCACAGCCGCATTATCAAATGCAGTAGCACCCTATGGTAGAACTATTGTAATTGTTCCTAACAAGAGCTTGGTAACACAAACAGAAAAAGACTATGTCAACATGCAACAAGACGTGGGTGTTTACTTTGGCGATCGCAAGGAGTGGGGCCGACAACACACTATCTGCACCTGGCAAAGCCTAAATGTCTTACTCAAAAACACCAAGGCCGGAGTAGGTGACTGCACCATTGGTGAGTTCTTGGAAGATGTAGTGTGCGTTATTGTTGACGAAGTACATATGGCCAAAGCCGACGCACTCAAGAGCCTGCTGACAGGTGTCATGAGTCGTATACCACTACGTTGGGGACTCACAGGGACCATACCCAAAGAACCATTTGAGTCGCAGGCCTTGAAGTGTAGTCTTGGTCCTGTAATAGGTCGACTCAGTGCCAGCGAACTGCAGAGTCAAGGCGTGTTGGCTCAGTGCCATGTGAACATTGTGCAGTTGGTCGACCATGCAGAATTTGCCAACTATCAAAGCGAACTAAAGTTTCTATTAGAAGAGTCTGACCGTCTGGACACAATTGCTAACCTAATTCGACAAGTGAACCTAACAGGTAACACACTGGTCCTAGTTGATCGTATTGCCGCAGGGCAAGGTATTATAGAACGCCTGGGCGACAATGCTGTAATGGTTAGTGGTGCAACAAAAGCAAAGGATAGACAAGATGAATATGATGAAGTGGCTGAAGCAACTGGCAAAATTATTGTGGCAACATATGGTGTGGCTGCCGTTGGTATTAATATCCCTAGAATTTTTAATCTGGTGCTGGTTGAACCCGGCAAGAGTTTTGTAAGAGTTATTCAAAGCATAGGACGAGGTATTCGCAAGGCCGAAGACAAAGATCATGTGCAGATCTGGGACGTGACTAGCACCTGTAAGTTTGCCAAACGACATCTAACCAAACGCAAACAGTTTTATCGAGAAGCCAACTATCCATTTACACAAGAGAAACTAGAATGGAAATAACAGTTTGCGGCGACAGCTTTTGCAGTGCCAGTAACAATCACAGAAATCATTTTAGTCAAATTTTAGAAGACAAGTATGGATATACTGTAACAAATTTAGCCAGAGGTGGTGCCAGTGCCATCAATATAGGTTATCAAATACAAACAGCAATTGAGATGGGTTCCAAAATGGTTATCTATTCTCGAACCAGATTTCCTCGAGTAGATATACCTGTTAATAAAAATTTTGACCCAGGCCTGGGTTTAAAAAATTTTGTATATGCTAATCTCTCTGAAGTTTCATCTCACAGTCCTTATGTTGGTGATAAAAACGCATCTATCTTTTCAAACAACTATGGATCGCTGTTTCCTAGCTCATTATACAATGATGAATTGTTTTTAACGGTGTCTCAAGAAAAACAAACAGCAATAAAACAATTTTTCTTGCATTTATACGATGAAAGTTTTAGTTCGGAAGTAGACAGATGGATTTATGAATACTGGGAATTTAAACTTGTTCAAAATAATATAAAATACATTCCATTTAATGATATTGGAAAAGAAGCTTTTATATTTGTTCAAACCAAACCTAACTACCCAGAAATTTATCATACTGACACAAAAACTCAAAAAACTATAGCCGAGAACATACACAAAGAGATACAAACAAAGGTTGCAAGTGTCCGACAATGATTGTATAATACACTTATGAGAATATTAACGCTTGATAACACACCATTTGATTTAGACCATTTACCAGAAGAAGTAGATGATATGCGTTTTGCTATATTTGACAACAGCGATCCCAAGGACCCAGATTATCATTATATTCCCCTGATCTTCTTAGAAAGTTTTACAGCACCGGCTTTAGTTCTACGCATTGGTGAACATAGAATCAAGATGCCGGTGGATTGGCAGATCCTGATTGGCGAACCTGATCTGGGTGACTTAGAAGTCCTGCCCTTGACCAGTATCAATGACCGTGGCTTCAAAGCATTTCAATTCAATCCATTGTCGAGTTTTCGACCCAGCTTTCTAGATATAGAGATCATTGATGTTTATCAAGAGGTCACTTGGTATGCTCCAAAACTAAAAAACGGTCAAATGTTATGTGTGCCAATAAAAGACAGCAGTCAGCCTGAATGCGTATATTTTGTCAAAGATATAAGTCGCAACTGTGAAGTAGTAAATTACAACATGGCATGGTAATGGACAAGCTCAGTATCAGCAACGAAATGGCTGTATTTGATCGCAAGGATCGACAGTTTTATGACAGTCTGACAGATGATGAACGTAAGAAGTTCAGTAACTACCTTATGATTCGCTATGGATCAAGTGTACAAGGTAGTTCTGACCTACAAGAATTTTATCTTATAGCAACCAATGAACGATTGAACAAACATTTTTTCAATATAAACAAACATCCAAAACTACAATGGTTATGTGCTACAACAGTAAGTCCAGGTATGGGCACACAGCGGCATCAATGGATTGCTCCTAAGAAAAAAGAACCAGGTGCAAGTGGTATTCGTAAACAGTTGGCTGAAATATATCCTCATCTTAAAAACGATGAATTAGAATTAATGGCCGAAATCAATACCAAGAAAGACATTGACGCTTACTTCAAAGCCAGCGGACAAGACACAAAGAAATGAAGTATACCTGTCAGTATTGTCGGAAGGACTTCATGAAGGAGTCCAGTCTTGCGGTGCATTCATGTGAACCGCGGCGTCGTCGCATGGAAAAAGACGAAGCAGGTGTGCGCTTAGGGTTTCAAGCATATATTAAATTTTATGAACTGACACAAGGATCGGCCCGATTAAAAACATTTGATGACTTTGCTGACAGTCCTTACTATAAGGCCTTTGTAAAGTTTGGGCGTTATTGTGTGGACATACGTGCGATTAATCCAGCACGTTTTGTTGAATGGGTGCTTAAACAAAACAAGAAGATTGATCACTGGGCCAAGGACACAGTATATACAGAATACTTGACCGACTACCTGCGAGTGGAGAATGTGAACGATGCCTTGGCTCGAGCCATGGAGTTTGGTATAGACTGGGCAGAAAAATCCGGACATCCAGCAGAAGACTGCCTACGTTACGGCAACTCCAATGCCATGGTCTATGCAGTAAGCACCGGACGCATCAGCCCCTGGATCATTTATAACAGTGAGTCTGGACAGAAGTTTTTAGCAGAACTAGATGCCACACAGGTCTCAATGATATGGCCCTACATCGACGCAGATTTTTGGATGCGTAAGTTCAAGGATTATCCAGCTGATCAAGAGTATGCTCGAGACATATTACAGAAAGCAGGTTGGTAATGGATTTTCCATTAATTTATGTAAACGGTTGTAGTTACAGCGATGAAAAATATCATCCAAGCCTGCTAGATAACACCTATGCACATCATTATGGTCGCATGGTTAATGGATTTGTATTGAGTCGTGCCAAGACAGGTAGTTGCAATCGCCGAATCATCAGAACCACAGTCCATGACATGATTCAACAAAGACAACTAAATCCAACTCAGCGCATTGTTGCACTTATTCAATTGACTTTTGAAATACGAGATGAAATATGGATTGACGATATTAAGCAAACATCTGAGCCATGTGAAACTCATTTTAAAACACATCAATTTAGCCAAATGACAGATTGGAGAGAGCGACTGTTAAACAACATCAGCATATCAAACGACACAGGATTTTTACGTAAATGGTCCGAAGGCAGAGCATTTTTTTATAATTCCTATGCCGAACGAATAAATTTGTTATTAGATGTTTTACTTTTACAAAATTTACTTAAATCATTGAACATTGAGTATTTGATTTTTCAAGGCCCCAAGGCCGAAGTTTTAAGTATTGAATATCTAAAAGATTTTTTCTTACAACAACTCGATGATTCTCGCATATTGAATTTTGAAACTTTTGGATTTTGTAGCTGGTGCAATGAACAAGGATTTACGCCATTGGATAAAACGGAACCAGTTGATCGTGGTCATTATGATTCTGACGCACATCAATCCTTTGCTGAAAAATTTTTATATAATATATTATGAGCGCAGATATTGATATTGATTTGGCCGACAGAGATCAATTATTGAAATTGATCAACATAACGCCGGCACGCCAACATCATCAAGGCCAAGTTCGCCGACACAATAGTGGTGTGTATGTTACAGACATTCCCTATGACCCTGTCAATGCTTGCGCAGCCATAGATTACGAAACTGCGGATCAATTGGGCTATTTTAAAATAGACTTGCTAAACATGTCGGTCTATCAACTAATCAAAAGCCCTGAACATTATAAAGAAATGCTCAACAAAGAACCACCGTGGGAACGACTGTGGACTGATCCAGAGTGGGCTCGCCAGCTGGTTCACGTGGGCAATTACACAGACTTGCTTGCTAGTATGAAGCCAGATAGTATTACCAGGATGTCTGCGTTTATCAGTATTATCCGACCCGGCAAAGCGCACTTACAAAACAAAACTTGGGCAGAAGTGTTTGACACAGTGTGGGACGGAGACAACAGTCAAGGATTTGTATTTAAACACGCACATGCCATTGGATACGCGGCCCTGGTGGCCCTGCATATGAATTTACTTAATCAACCCGTCGAACCAAAGTAATTGATTTACGTTTAGATTTTTTACGGCTCATTTCAGATAGGCTACAAATGGGACCATGCAGTATTTCTAAATCCTTATTGGTAAAAGTTCTCAAATAAGGTTTGAAAATATCCCAGTCACCTTTGAGGAATATATTGATAGGAATACTGCGATTACTTTCCCACCACCAGATATTTGCCAGCTCCAAAAACTGTCGTTTTATTTCGGCGTCCTGAATAGCACCAAAATCGTAGATAGTAGTTATATTATCGTCTTGGTTTTGTATAATGCCCACATACTCCGTTGCGGAATACACACACAAGGTTATAAAAGGGTATTTTTCGGCCAATCTTTCAAAAAAATCATTATTCATGTCTACGGATATTTACCAGACCATTTTGTCATTGGATTCTAAAGTCGCTAAATATAGTGTATGTATTCCACCCAAGTATATCTTTATCAACAGCTGACTCGAGTATTGTTAATGGATACTGGGGGTGGCGAAACTTTTATCTATAGGTATGATCCTGTGTACGCAAAACAATTGACCATTAACAAGGGTGTTGACAATGTACTTTTATTTGAGTTCATTAATCAAGAAGAAAAACCTGTAAACATTACAGGCAGCACCTTCTTTTTTCGAGTGATCAGCACAGAAGGTTCAAAACTGTTGTTGGAAAAACCAATGGTTATATTAAATGGTGCAACAGGACGAGCCAAAGTTCAGTTTAGCGGCAGTGAACTGTTGGAAGTCCTGGCACAACCGGCCAACTATAGCATTCAACGCACCCAACCCGGTGGCGGATACAGCGATGCAGTGTTTGTAGATGCTCAAGCAGGTGCCCGTGCTCCTGTAAACATTGTGGATTCAATATTGCCACAACATGTTCCTAGCGCACCACTTACAATTCCCACAACACGGCTGTCAAGTCAGGGTCCAGTTGACGGTCTAGCCTGGGGCGATTATCCTGCCAATCCTTACTGGGCCGGTAATCCCAATGGTGGCAACTATTGGAACAGTTTCTTAAACACCGAATACTACAGCAGTTTTATTGAACCCCAAAGTTCAGTAACCACAGTGCAAATGACCTTGCTGGGCTATACCGGCACAATCAAAGCACAGGC